CGACTGTAGCGCAGCGACAAACACCGGCGACTGTAGCGCAGCGACAAACACCGGCGACTGTAGCGCAGCGACAAACACCGGCAACTATAGCGCAGCGACAAACACCGGCGACTGTAGCGCAGCGACTGTCGAAGGGAAGGAAAGCATTGCTATCGTTACCGGAAACGGAAGCAAGGCGAGCGGCAAGCGTGGATGCTGGCTTGTGCTTACAGAGCGAGACAAAGAAAATCATGTTCTGGGTGTGCAGGCTGTGAAGGTGGACGGCGAAACCATCAAGGAAGATACGTTCTACACGCTGTCCGGCGGAAAGGTAACAGAAGTCAAATAAAGGGAAAACCGCCGAGCGGGAGCGCAATCCCGTTTCGGCGGCAAAGATAAATGTTCAAGGCAAGTATATCACGGATTGGAGGAAAAAGCAATGGACAGAAAGACGGCGCACAAGCTGCTTGATCTGGTGTTAAGTGCAAAGCACAAGGGCGTGACATTTGAGTTCACGCCGATGTGCAACAACGGCGGACAGGCGAGCTTTTTCATTCACGAGTGGGACGGAAACAGTATCGGCAAATGCCGCGGCTACACGATGGATATTGACGGCGCGTGGCTTGTGCTCGGTGAGGGCAGACGCTGCACGACGCAGGAAATCATGGAGGTACTGGAGGAGATGCAGCGTGCTGAACATTGAGCCGCCGCTCGAGCCGCCGGAGAGAGACGATCAGGAGCGCATTAACCGGCTGTACGACATGAGAGAGGCGGAAATCCGCATGGGGGCGTTCCTCGAGGAGTACGAGGGGCTGTTCCCGGATGAGATCAAGAACTTTTTACGGGACGTGCGGGAGCGCGTCTGGGAATACGAGGAAGATTTGGAGGGCTAAGAAATGAACTTATATCAGCTGACAAACGAATTTGAGAAAGCAATGCAGGCAATCGCGGTAGACCCTGAGACCGGCGAGGTCAGCGGCTTCGAGGCAGTAGACAGTCTGGACGCGGCGTTCGAGGACAAGGCCGAGGCGTATGCAGTTACCATCAAGAACCTTGCAGCCGAGGCGGCGGCGCTCAAGAACGAGCGGGACAATCTCAAGGCACGCGAGGACAGTGTGAAGAAGTGCATGGAGCGCATGAAGCAGCACCTTGCGGACAGCATGCTTGCAGTCGGCAAGGACAAGATCAGCACGGCCAAGGCGGCGCTGTCGTTCCGCAAGAGCGTGCAGGTGAACATTGTCAACGATGTGGAAGTTCCGGACGATCTGTGCAAGGTGGTTATCGACCGCAAGCCGGACAAGACGGCAATCGGCAAGCTGCTGAAAAGCGGCGAAAGCGTCCCGGGCGCGGAACTTGTAGAAAACATGAATTTGCAGGTGAAGTAACATGGCAGAAATTTACGCAGCAATCAACGGCGTTATGGCCGACGTTGGCGCAATCGGCAAGGACAAGACCAGCGTGCAGCAGAAATTCAAGTATCGCGGCGTTGACGATGTGATGAACGCATTGCAGCCCGCAATGGTGAAGCACGGCATTTTCGTCGTGCCGGAGATCATCGAGCAGCGCCGCGAGGAACGGCAGACCAAGACAGGCGGAAACCTGATTTACTCGGTGTGCACGGTGCGGTATACGTTTTACGCCAAGGACGGCAGCAGCGTACAGTGCGTTGTGATCGGCGAGGGCATGGACAGCGGCGACAAGGCGACGAACAAGGCAATGAGCATTGCATTCAAGTACGCCTGCTTTCAGGTGTTCTGCATTCCAACCGAGGAAATGGCAGACCCGGACGCGGAAACACATCCTGCATCGCAGAGGGTCGCGGAAGACCCCAAGGTTGCGGCGGCGAAGGCCAAGGCGAACGAGGTAAAGCGGATGCTTGTGAAAATCATGGGCAACAAGACCGCAGCGGCGCAGCTGTGGAACGAGAAGTACAAGCAGGATGCAGGCGACATCGTGAAGATGAACGCGGCGCTGCTTGATCTCGAAGATCGGCTCAAGCAGATGGAGGCGCTTGCATGACGCATGAGTTTGACAGGGCGCGCGTCGTGCGCGACGAGAGCGGCAACTGGCTGTGCCTGCACGTCAAGAACGCGCCTATGGCGCGCGTAGAGTGCGAGCAGATGAAGGATGGAAAGTTATACTGCGCAGAGGTGAAGCGCAAGTATGACAAGCGCTCAGGGCGTTGTAACGCCTATCTCTGGCAGATGCTCGGAAAGCTGGCGGCGGTGCTCGGCATGAAGCGCGAAGAGGTGTACCGCTCGTACATTCCCGATGTAGGGGACAATTACCGACTTGTCCCCTACGCCAACGAGCAGCAGCGCGATTTGATCGCGAACCTGTGGGAAAAGCAGGGTCTCGGATGGGTGACGCAGGACTGCAACGGCGGTTTGCTGATGTGCTACTACGGCTCATCCACTTACAACACGCTGCAAATGGGACGGCTTATCAACCTGGTCGTGCAGGACTGCAAGGAGCAGGGCATTGAGACAGAGCCGGAAAGCACGGTGCTCGGTTGGCTGGCGAAGTGGAAGCCGGAGGAAAAGCACGTATGAGGAGACAGACACGGTTTACCGGTATCTCACCGGCGGTATGGAAGGAATGCTTTGACCGGGACGGCGGTACTTGCCGCCACTGCGGGAAGGGCGGTGTGTTGCAGGCGGCGCATTACGTCAGCAGAGCACGCGGCGGCATGGGCATTCCGACAAACCTTGTGATGCTGTGCCCGGAGTGCCATCGAGAGATGGACCAGGGAGACGGCAAGGAAATCAAGGAAGAAATGCGGGAGTACCTCGAAAGCATTTATCCGCTGTGGAACGAGGAAAAGCAGAAGTACACAAAGGAGACAGGACGAAATGCTGAATAAGGGAATTTTAATGGGTCGGCTGACGCGAGACCCGGAGTTACGCCATACACAGAGCGGCACAGCGGTTTGTTCGTTCACGATAGCGATTGACCGAGACCGCAAGGACGCAAACGGCGAGAAGCAGACCGATTTTATCGACTGTGTCGCATGGAACAAGCAGGCAGAATTCGTTGCACAGTGGTTCTCGAAGGGGATGATGGCAATCGTTGTTGGCCGTATCCAGTCCCGCAAGTGGCAAGACCAGAACGGCAACAACCGCACTGCGATTGAGATCAACTGCGAGGATGTTTCCTTCGGCGAGACGAAGAAGAACCGCGAGAACAGCGGCGGACAGACAAGCGACTTCATCGCGTCGGACGAGAGTGACCCGGACGACTGCCCGTTTTGAGGGGTGACAGGGGATGCTGACGAACGGGCACATACAGATTTACCGACAGCTCACAGAATGGGGGTGGTACAAGGATGTACCCACATGCAAGCTGTGGCTGCACATCCTGCTGAGGGCAAACTACAAGGAAAGCCAGTTCATGGGGAGAGAGATTCCCCGAGGCGCGTTTGTGACGAGTTTGCAGGGGATTGCAGACGAGAGCGGGCTAACGTTAAAGCAGGTGCGCACGGCACTCGGGAAGCTCAAGAAAACCGGAGAAATCACGGCGGAAAGCAACCGGCATTATACGGTAATCACGGTATGCCGGTATGACGAGTTCCAGGGCGGCGAGCGGGAGGAAGCGCCTGCAAAGCAGCCGCCGAAACCGGAGATGCCGAAAAAGACGCAGAGTCCAAAGCCGAAAGAGCCTGACCTTGCAGAACGATTTTCTGAGCCTGTGCTTTCTGCGGTGCGCGACTGGATCACCTACAAGCAGGAGCGGCGCGAGGCGTACAAGGCAGTCGGCTTGAAGTCTCTGCTGACCGAGATAGAAAACCGAGTAAAGCGCCACGGAGCGGCGGCAGTAGCCGAGGTTATCCGGCTGAGCATGGCGAACAACTGGAAGGGCATTATCTGGGATCGCATCAAGGACGCGCCAAAGCAGGCGGAAGCAAAGACGGAACCGGAGGAAACGCCGGACTGGGAGCAGGCATGGCTTGCGCAGAAGGAAGAAACCAGACGAAAAATGAGAGAGGACGGTTATGAGAGGTAGAAAGCGTGAGCATGATCGCGTGGAGACTCGGCAGGAGTTTGACTGCTGTAACGTACAAGATCAGGAAAATGAGGCGAGCGGGTGAATTATAAGTTTACGATACGGGGCACGCTGCCGGGACTGAACGAACTGATCGAGGCGGAACGCAGAAACCGGTTTATCGGCGCGAAGCTGAAAAAGCAGTATGAAGCGGTCGTTATGCGGGCGGCGCGAAGCCTCGGGAACGTGGAGTTTGAAGAACCGGTGTACATGGTGTACCACTGGTACGAGAAGGACCGGCGGCGGGATAAGGATAACATTTGCGCGTTTGGTCGCAAGGTCATTCAGGATGCGCTTGTGAAGGCGCGGTTCCTGCGGAATGACGGATGGAAGAACATCGCGGGGTTTGAAGACAGGTTTTACGTCGATAAGGACAAGCCGCGCGTTGTGGTGGAGATTTTGGAGGTGACGGAGGAATGAAAGAACTGAAATGCGAGCTGTTCAACGACAATTTCCAGAATTACAAGCGGTACGGCATCCCGAAAGCGCAGCTTGTCATTGCGGATATTCCGTATAACATCGGCGCGGACGCTTACGGTAGCAATCCGATGTGGTATGTCGGCGGAGACAACAAGAACGGCGAGAGCAAGAAGGCAAAAAGCAGTTTCTTTCGGACAGACGGCTATTTCAAGATTGCGGAATACATGCACTTCTGCAATCGGCTTTTGAAGAAAGAACCGAAGGAAAAGAACGCTGCACCGGCGATGGTCGTATTTTGCGCGTTCGACCAGATGCAGACGGTGATGGAGTACGGTAAGCGATACGGGTTCAAGAACAGTTATCCGCTGTTTTTCACGAAAAACTACTCGGCACAGGTACTTAAAGCCAACATGCGCATTGTAGGTGCAACAGAATTTGCGGTTGTACTGTATCGCGACAAGCTGCCGAAGTTTAACAACGGCAGGCAGTACGACAAGGACGGCAAGGTCATTCGCGGAAGCGGAAAGATGGTGTTTGACCATATCGACTGGGAGCGGGACGGCAGAGAGATTCCCAAGCTGCACCCGACGCAGAAGCCGGTGAAGGTGCTGAAAAAGCTGATTGAGATTTTCACAGACCCGGGCGACACGGTAATTGACCCATGCGCCGGGAGCGGTTCGACGCTGAGAGCGGCGCGGGAACTGGGAAGAAACAGCTATGGGTTTGAACTGGATAAGCAGTTTTACCGGCTTGCCAAAGATGAAATGCTGAAAGAACCGGAAACGGTGCAGATCAGGATGGAAGGTGTGGTGTGAAACATGCAAAACCTGCAAGTGGTACGAGCCGTTTTGCGGAGTGTGCTGCAACGGCGACAGCGAACACCGGGCGGATTTCCGGTTGAAAGATGAGACGTGCGAGGAATGGGAGGAAAACGATGGCGGAGCGGCAAAAAAAAATACTTGATGTTACTTGCGGATCTCGAACGATATGGTTTGACAAGCATCATCCTGCGGCGATTTATGCAGATAAGCGAGTTGAAGAATACTATGGCATTTGGAAGTCGGGAGAAGGGCAGTCTGTAAGATCTTGCATCATCGCCCCTGATATACAATGTGACTTTACGGATATCCCATTTGAGAACAACAGCTTTTCTCTCGTTGTTTGGGATCCGCCGCACTTGAAGAGCATTGGACGGAACTCATGGCTTGCTAAAAAGTATGGTCATCTTGATAACAACTGGCCGCAAATGTTACACGACGGATACCGAGAATGTATGCGGGTGTTGAAACCGGATGGCGTATTGATCTTTAAGTGGTCAGAAACTCAGATCCCTGCCGATGAGGTTTGGAAAGCGATTGGCACAAGACCGTTGTTCGGCCACCATAGCGGGAAAAAATCGCAGACCTTTTGGGGGTGCTTCATGAAATTGGAGGAGATGTAAATGGGTAAGTATAAGCCGGGTGATATTATCACCATCAAAGGGACGGAATTTGCGGTACTGGACATAGAGAAAGGCACGGCAAAGGACGGCAAAGACCAGTTGTTTGTGCTGCTGAAAGAGCCGTTTGGAAGCACGCCATTCAGCACGGACGGCAACGACTATACCGAAAGCAAGCTGCGTGAGAAGACAGATCAGTGGTTTGAAGAATTTTCGGGTGATCTGAACAAGAAACTGGTTTTTTCGAGAGAAATCAGTCTGTTGACAATGGACGGGCGTGCAAATTACGGAATTATGCATCGCTTAGCAGCACCGTTGACATTTGATGAGTGGCGTAAGTATTCACGCTATATTCCAGATTGCAAGAAAAGCTATTGGCTGGCAACTGGCGATGGCGCGCCGGGGCGCCCCGGCGTGACGTGTGCGATGTTCGTGTTCTACGATGGCGCTTGGGGCAACGGCAGCCGCTCGAACACGTATGCGGTGCGTCCGGCTTTGGTCGTGTCGGAAGAGCTGATTGATACGCCGAAGGACGATGGTTTGAGCAAGTACAGCACGATGGAGCTGATTCAGGAGCTCGCGGAAAGGGCGATGAGGGATGAGTGAGTTTTGCAAGGATGAAAGGCATGGAGGCATATGTGTCAAAACGGGTACTTATTGTAATCTTGGCGCTTGTCCTTACGAACAGTTAGAACAATTTGTGCCGGTAGTGCATGGGCGGTGGGGCACGGGACGGTTCAATCCGGAAACGGGAAACTATGAGGAGCAGTGCACCCGCTGCCGGAATTTCTCGAAAGAGTACGGCAAGCCTTACTGCCCCAACTGCGGGGCGAAGCTGGACGGAGGTGCAGAATAATGTGGAATCCGTGCAAAGACTGCATTTATTACCACAAAACGAGTCAAACTTGCCAGTTGAAGAAATACGCTACTTATGGCGACGGAAAAGTATCTTGGATTGACAGGATATTTTGTTCTCCGCGAAAAGATGAATGGAGGCGCAGACAATGATTGAACTTAAATCTTGTCCTTTCTGTGGTGGAGAAGCGACTGTTCAAGGTAAGCACACCGAAACATACGACGTTTGGGCGAACCACCCCGTTTTGTGTGCTAAGTATCGTGTTGGCTGTGAAAAGTGTGGAATTTATTTCTGGCAGTTGCACGAAATCCAATTGACAGATGGCCAACCTGCTGTTATTAAAAACGGATATGACGAAGCTGCCGAAGCATGGAACAGGAGGGCGGACAATGCGTGAAATCACCAAAGCCGACATGGACAAGCCGATTGAACCGAAAATGGCGCGTGACGCTGTTACAGCGGTGCGCGATATAGCTGCGTATTTAACGGTGGGTGAGTGGTGCTTGATTATGGCAGGCGTGAAGAAAGCCGTTGAGAGAATGACACAGGAGGAAAATAATGAGGTTTAAGAAAGACGGGAAAGTTTACGAAAGCACGGAGGCAATGTTGAATGCAAACTGCAACAGTATTGCAACGTGCATGACAGAATGCGAAATTAGAAAGCGTTGCCGTGAAGGCCAAAGCTGCGAAGATTACGCCTATGTGAACCCTGCGGAGGTGGCACAGTATCTCGGATTTGAGGTGCTTGAAGATGATAGCCCTACAATTGCCATGATTATCGCAAAGCACACCGAGAACGACACGCCCACCATTGCCGAGACAGTTGAGGAAAACGGCGAGGACGAAAAGCGCAGGCTGACCCGTGCGGACATCCTGCACGCGGCGGAGAAGTGCGTATGCGGACAGCGTGAGCAGGACTACGGCACACCGGAGGATAACTTCAAAGCGATTGCGGAGCTGTGGGAGTCGTATCTTAATAAAGCCTGCACAAGGGGCGTGAACGTGCGCGTAGAGGCAAAGGACGTTGCTGTAATGATGGCGCTGCTCAAGATTGCACGCATTGCAGCAGGCGGCGGAAAGGCTGACAGTTGGATTGATCTTGCAGGCTATGCGGCTTGCGGGGCGGAATGTGAGGGAGTAACGGAATGACCATCGCTGAGATCGCCGCCCAGATGGGCGTTACGCCGGAAACACTGGTGCAGGAGGTTGTGGCACAGGAAACGACAAAAGAAACTGTGCTTGTCGTTATGGGCGCACTGGCAATCGTGTTGGCGGTCGCGGTTCTTGTAGTCGGTGCTATATGCAATGGCGTGGATTTATCAGTGTTTGGTTTGTACACTGCTTGCGGTTTGCTTTGGATTGGCGTGATACTGCTCACGAACGTGTCTGACTTAATCGCATGGAAAACTGCGCCGCAGACCACGGTGTACCAGTACATTGTAGAACATTATGGAGGAACAGAAAATGACGATTGATGAAGCTATCAAGGTAGCAGATGCCAACGTGGAACTCTATTCGAGCTTAGAAGGGTGGGGACAGGCGGTAAGTTTTTACGACACATGCGCTGCCATGCTGAAAGTAATGAAGAAGATGATCGAGGAAGGCAGACCGGAAGACGCGCCGGATGCGTGGCAGGAGCGCAGAAAACGCGAGTACCGCGAGACCAAGGACCGGTACGAGAGGCTGCACTGGATGGTTACCAAGTACGAGGCGGGCGTGCTTGAGTATACGCCGAAGTGCTCGATCGAGCTGTTAAAGCAGCAGAAAAAGCACATGGGCGAGTACCTGCACGATCTGGAAGTCGGCGCATTTGTGGAAGGAGTGGAACTGTGACGATTAACCAGGCAATCCGCATCCTCGACCCGGAAACGACAGCCGAGGAGCTGGCAGCGATCGAATACTACGGCGGTCTGCACGGCCGCGAGAAGATGGTGGCTGCGTGTGACGAAGCCTGCCGCATTGCGGTCCGAATTATGAGAAAATATCTGGAGGAACAGAAATGAAGAAAATTGCTTTAATCGTGCTGGCCATCGTGGCAGCGCTGGTACTTATGATTGCCGCTGCTTTCATATCGGCAAACAATCGTGCGGTGTCGGCAGAGGAACAGGTCAGTTCGGCGGCGGCCGACGTACAGGTAGCCGAGAAACGCCGTGTAGACCTCGTGTACAATCTGGCGGACGCGGTGAAGTCCTACCAGAATTACGAGGGCGATACGCTGACCAGGATTACACAGGCTCGCGCTGCTGCCGCGTCCGGCAAGGTCGAACAAGCGCAGGTTGCGTTGAACGCCGTTGCAGAGCAGTACCCGGAACTCAAGGCAAACGAAAATTACAAGCAGCTCATGACCGAGCTTGCGCTGACCGAGAACCAGATCGCGCAGTACCGCAACAACTACAATCAGCAGGTACGGGCATACAACAAGCTGGTACGGTCTTTCCCAGCTGGTTTCCTGCTGCGCGTAATGAACTATCAGGCAATCGACACGACCTATGCGGACTACGACGCACCGGAAGATGCTCCGCAGAACCTGTTCGGTGACAGCGATGGAAATTAAGCCTCGTGAGATTGCGTTTAGCGTTGCAATCGTGTTTGTTATGGTGGCACTGGGATTTCTGCTCGGCAGCAAAATCAGTGACCATATCGCTGAGACAAACGAGAAATTTACCACGGCAGCGCAGATCACAGACGATGAGCAGTTTCAGTACGCGCTGGCTACCGATTTCGGAAACGTCATCGCTTACGGCGATCTGATCGCGGAACAACCTGTTTCGGCAGATGATTTGGACGGCGAATACGCAATACTGACCAAAATCACGGAACGATACACCATGCACACGCGCGAAGTGACCTATACCGATAGCAAGGGACATACGCACACCCGCACCGAGATATATTGGACGTGGGACAGGGTGAAACGAGAAGAAGACAGCACGAAAACTTTTTCGTTTATGGGGGTATCATTTCCCGCGGACAAGTTTTCTGTTTCCACCCATCGGCAGGGCAGTATGATTTATGACAATAGTGAGCTGCGGCATTATTACGTAGTCGCAGATGCCAGCATGGTTGGCAGCGTACATACCCGGATCAAGGATCATATGATCGCGGACGATAATGAGTTCTACGCCGACACAGAGCCGCAGACGGTCGTAGACAATGCTGTGAAGAATGCAGGAGTGCTTGCCGTTGTGTTCTGGGTGTTCTGGATCGCGCTGACCTGCGGCGCGGTATATGGTTTCTGTGCACTGGAAAACAGGTGGCTGGACGGATAATGTATAGTCCTGAAATGAGAGAGTATCTGAAAGAAATCAAGCGCTACCTCGTGTGGCGCTACGGCATTACGGACAGGGAGGGGAAGCATTGAACAAGTGGGAGGCGGCGGTAAGGGCAACCAGAAAAGATCTCGGAGAGGAGGAACAGGATGAATGAGCAGCGATACAGCGAGGAAATCCGGCGTTACTTATTATGGAGATACGCCGTGCCGGAACTGCGCTTACTGGCGGACGCTCGGCAACTATAAAAATCTGAAGCTGTGGGCGTGCCACTACGCATTAGTTAACCGGCATTCAAGGGGATGCGAGCCGGGCGAAGGGTGCACAAAAAGAACAGAAAGCTACCGCAGACGGATAGCTTTCAAACACGACGGAAGCACCGAGGAGATTACAAGTCGATGACAGCGAAAGAATGGCTGATGCGCGGGCGCGCACTGGAAAAGACGATTACAGCCTTGCAGGAGGCACGGAAACGCGCCTATGCACGGGCAACGGGCGCAACCGCGCCGGTAAGGGATACGCCGGGCGGAAAAGGGAGCACGGGGAACAAGGCGGACCCCTACATCGAACTGGGCGAGAAGATTGCAGCGAAGGAAAACGAGCTTGCGGAGATATACGGCGAGATCGTGCGCGTGCTGGGCGAAATGCGGGATAACGAACTGCAAACGCTCCTGCTTGAACGTTACGTGAACGGCGCAACATGGGCACAGGCGGCGCGGCGGCTGCATTACAGCGAGGCGCACGTGAAAGGCTACATGCATAGAATGGCACTGAATGCTGTGGATAAGTTAATACCCCACAATACGCGATAACGTGATATACTGATATCGTGGAAGAGCTCCAAGGGAGCAAAACCACGGCATTCACGGGTTGATAAATTCCGGTTATGTCCTCCTAATTCTCTCCCCCGCTTCGGCGGGGGACACGCTCCAAAGGCTGCACGAGGCCGGAGGGGCTCACACTTCCTTTCGCCCAAGGCATTCCCTAATGAGACGGGAAACCGTCTCAGCCTGTCCGCCGCGTCTGCACGAGGGCGCGCGGGCTCTTTGACCCTCGGGAATACAGTTCAAGGAAACGCGGCAGAGATGCCGCACATGCTCCAAAGCCTGCATGAGGGCGGCGGGGCAAAAAAGACAGCCGAACGGCTGCCCATAATCTGACAGCCCGGAAAGACGGGCGCGGGCGCAGCTTACGGAACGGCGCGCCGACACCTATTCTGACGGCTCGGAAAGACGAGTACTGTTTGCGAACTTCGCCGGACTGCCCGGCAGGCCTTGCGCAGGGCCAAAGCGTCAGTACACAGCGCAGCAGCACGTGTATCAGGGAGTAATTCCCTGCAACGGGGTAGCGCCCTGCGGTGAAAGTCCGCCGGTTTGCAGGCCGATAACTGCGCGCGAGGGGTTCAAAATTCGAACTTCCTATTTTGTAGCAGCCCCTGAGCGCAAGCCGGGAAACCGTCCGTAAAGCCGGACGCAAGGCGCAGCGATACGCGCACATACCGCGAAAGCGGTATACATGCAGCCGAAAGTTGATACGCGGTGCAATTCCGTGTGGCTGCACCTCCAATTGTCATAAGTAAAAGCACCTCCCCGGGATGGCTTCGGGTAGGTGCTTTTGCTTAGATGTTGCTTAGATGTTGCTTAGCGGTTATCATAAGCGCATAGAGCCTCACACAGCTCGCGCGTCGGGCACTGGGAGCAATCGCACTCCGATATGATAACGTTTTCGCACAGTGCGCGAGGATCGGCCATAAAAACGGCCTCGGCTGCTCGGTAGTCCTCAGGGGTAATGATGTTATACATGGGTTACGCCTCCAGCCGGTAGGTGATCGCGCTGTTAAGCAGTGCGAAAGTGATGCACTCGTAAAACTCGTCGCGGGCGATTCCCTCCGGCGTGCCGGTGCCCTGCTCGATCACATGGGCAACAGTGGCGACAGCCTCAGCGGTCGGCTCGTGGGAAGATACCCAGTCGAGCATATGTCCGTACTCGTCGCACGTCATGGACGTGCAGAAGTCGTTTTTGATACATACCTTGCGGACGCTGTACGCGCTCCAGTTTGCCTTGATGGTCATTTTATATCTTTCTTTCTGCGGGGTTATACCGCCCCGCCCGGTGTAGGTGGCTCAGTCAATAGCGCAGTAGGTAAGGGCATCATAGCCCATATCAGCAAGCGCCTTGGTCATGGCCTCGGCTGCGGTCTCGCGCTTGTACGCCTGACCGGCGATGCGGAAGCGGATGACCCAGCGGCGGCCAAAGCTCTTCCACTCAAAGCAGCCGCATCCGGCCTCCTTGCAAGCCTGCTTGACCTTGGCGGACTGCCAGCGCGGGAGCGAGATTGATGGCGCGTCGAAATTACAGGTGCCGCCGTCATCAACCTGTGCAGCTGCGGCTTTGCCGATCTCGTACACCTTGCGCAGATCGTCGCGGAGCTTGGCATACTTGCCGGTAAGCGGCTTCGGCGCTTCGGGCTTTTTGTCTGCGGGATAAGCTGCAAGGATGACCTCAAAGTCGCGGAGTGCGTCCGCCTCGGTGCTTGCCGTGCGGTAGGTGATCTCCTGGCCGTCGGGATACATGAGCATAGTTTCGTAACGGTTCGCGGCAAGCTCGCAGGTGTCGAGGATGACGCGGCGGCCGTTGCGGGTGTACTCGGTGCGTTTGATGGTGCTCATGATTTGTACCTCCATTTTGTTTTCGGTGTTTGGTGTTTTCCTTTGTTGTGATTATAGTATATATCATTGAGCAATGATAAACAATGGGCAAAGTAAACATAATTGAGTAATGATATTTGGCAGAATTGTATAATTGAGCAATGATAGCGGCTGTGGTACACTATAACAGGGAGGTGATACCATGGCAGTTGACCCAAACGCACGCACGCGGGCGAGTAATAAGTATAACGCGAAAGCATACGATCGGCTTAACATCGTAGTACCCAAGGGAGAGCGCGAACGCATTAAGGAGTATGCAGCCAGCAAGGGCGAGAGCCTGAACAGCTATGTATATAAGCTGATAACGGCAGACATGGACAAGTAACATATTGTAGGCAGACAAAAGCCGCTCCAAGTAACCGGGGCGGCTTTTTTGTGTCTATATAGTAAAAGGGGGCGAGAGTATGGACAAGCTGACCGCAAAACAGCGGGCATGGATTGATTACTATAAGCAGGGCAAGACAGCAGCAGAGGCGGCACGGCTTGCCGGTTACAGGGGCAATAACTCCGACGCGATAGGTTCGCAGAACTTGGTTAAACTTGGTAAATACGTTGCAGACCGCGACGAGCTGTTAGATCGTGCCCGTGTGGCGGATATGGCGGAGATTAACGAGTTTTGGAGCGATATCATGAGGGATAACACGGCGGACATAAAGGACCGTCTGAAAGCCTCTGAGCTGCGCGCACGGAGTATCGGCGCGTTTATCGAGCGTCGGGAAATCGTAGGAGCGCAGACGATCACGGTTAAGCTGCTCGATGATGACGAGGAAATGAAAGATACAGAGTAACGGCTTGCAGCCGCTTCCGGGCGGTGCAGGCTTATTTTTTTACCCTGTTTTGCAAGTTGGTGTTGCGCGTCCTGCAAAAACAGGCGTTTTCGCGCGAGCGGTGAAAAGACCGGTTAAAACCGAGGATTTGCGGTTTGCGCGTATCGGCAAAGGCTCAAAAGAATACTTGGGCAGGCTCATAGATGAGCAAAAATGACGGAGAGGAGGTGTAAAGCGTGGGTGCTGGTTATGGTAGCGGCAGGCTTGCCAATTTCGGCAGAACCAGAAATCGCCGCCGCAGTGTTGCGGTAGGCCGTCGCGCTGCTGGCGCTCGTGGCGCTCGTTCGCCCTCGACCTAAACACCAAAACTCAAAAGTCCACCGGTTGGGAAATGATTCTCAGCCGGTTTTCTTTTGGGGAAAGAAAGGAGGTAGCACATGGGACGGAAAAAGAAAGTGATTGACCTCAAAGCGGTGCAAGAGCTTGCAAGTGAGGGCAATACACAAGAAGAAATTGCAAAGGCTTTGGACTTTTCACGATCGACGTTCAGTAACCGCGACGATGTAACCGAAGCATACTATAAGGGCGTAGCAGAAATGAAGCTCAGCTTGCGCCATTGGCAGTTTAACGCTGCTCGTGGCGGTAACATCCAGATGCTTATCTGGTTGGGCAAGCAGTACCTCGGACAGCGTGACACAGTAGAGAAAAAAATCGAAAGCGAAGGCGTGAAGGTGATTATCGATGTCTGAGGTGAAGCTCTCGCAGATCATCGGACCGGCATTTTACGCCGTTGCGCACGATGTGTTTGCACATGGTCACACGCATTACGATGAGAGCGGCGGCCGTGGCTCGCTGAAATCGTCGTTTGTGTCGATTGTCGTTCCGCTGCTGCTTATCCACAACCCCGGAACGCATGCGCTTGTGTTACGCAAGGTTGGAAACACCATCCGCGATAGTGTATACGCACAGTATGTATGGGCACTTGGTGAGTTGGGCATGGTTGACTACTGGGACGCGAAGGTATCGCCGATGGAGCTGATATATCGCCCGACCGGACAGAAAATCATGTTTCGCGGCGCTGATGACCCGATGAAGATCAAGTCAATCAAGGTTCCGTTTGGTTATATTGCTGTTACGCATTTCGAGGAGAAAGACCAGTTCTCAGGACGCGCGGAAATCCGAACGATCTTGCAGTCTACAATGCGCGGCGGTGATAAGTATTGGAACTTTGAGAGTTATAACCCTCCGATCAGCCGCGACAACTGGGCGAACAAGGATAGTTTAGAAGAACGCCCTGATCGTCTCTGCCACCGCAGCACGTACCTTGAAGCGCCGCGCGAGTGGTTGGGCGATCAGTTTATTTATGAGGCGGAGCACCTAAAACTGACGAACGAGCGAGCGTATCAGCATGAATACCTCGGCATTCCGGTCGGCACGGGCGGCAACGTCTTTGAAAACATTGAACTGCGAGAAATCACAGATGATGAGGTGGCAACGTTCGATCATATCTATCAAGGCGCTGACTGGGGATGGTTCCCCGACCCGTTCGCTTTTATCCGCGTCCACTACGACAGGGCGCGGGAGACGGTGTATTTTATCGATGAGATATACAAAAACAAGCTGAGTAACGAGGAAAGCGCCGGTATTATCATGGAGCGCGGCTATAATGATACGTTTATCACCTGCGACAGTGCAGAGCCAAAAAGCGTTGCAGACTACCGCGCTATGCGACTGCCTGCCAAAGAGGCCGTGAAGGGTCCCGGCAGTGTCGAGTACGGCATGAAGTGGCTGCAGCGCAGGACACTTGTCATCGACCGCAAGCGAACGCCGCACGCCTATGATGAGTTTGTGAACTATGAGTATGAGCGCGACAAGGATGGCGAGATCATCAGCGGATATCCAGATGAAAAGAACCATCTGATTGACGCCACGAGATACGCCCTTGAGCGCGTTTACAGAAGAATGGGAGTGATTGCTTGACGATCATTGAAAAACTGAAAGAGCTCGGCTATAACACAATCGCCCCCGAGTTTTACGGTAAGGTTGCGGAGTGGCGCAGCTGGTATGTGGGTGATGTGAAGTCATTCCACCATTACAAGGTGCGGAACTGCGGCAGAACCGTGCATTGCAAGCGATATACGCTCGGTATGGCGAAGAAGTTAGCCGAGGACTGGGCGAACCTGCTCATGAACGAAAAGGTAAATATCACCTTGGAGGGCGAGAAAGAACAGGAGTTCGTCGACCGCATCTTTGAAGAGAACAACTTCGAGGTAAAGGCGAACGAGATGCAGGAAATGAAGTCTGCACTGGGTACGGTCGCATACATTCCGCGTGTTGTCGGTGCAGTGTCGGACGGCGGACAGCCTATTGTGGGCGCAGCAAACGGCATTCAGATTGATTATGTGACTGTAGAGCACATTTTCCCTCTGGCATGGCAGAACGGCGTTATCATGGAATGCGCGTTCGACAGCAGAACCACCGTGAAAGGCGAGGATTACTGCTATCTGCAAATCCACAAGCGAAATGAAAACGGCTTTTACGACATCGAAAACCGCATTTTCAAAATCACAAATGAAAGTTTGTCCGAAGAAAGCCTTGCAAGCGTGCCGGGGTTTGAAAAAATTCCACCCGTTGTGCATACCGGTTCGAACAAGCGGCAGTTTGTGATTGATCGTTTGAACATCGCGAACAACTTTGATTATTACATTCCGCTCGGCATTCCGGTCTATGCAAACGCGATTGACGTTCTGAAAGGCGTTGATATCGCATACGACAGCTATGTAAACGAGTTTCTGCTCGGCAAAAAGCGCATTATGGTCAAGCCTGCTGCAACGCAGTATCTTGACGGTGAGCCGGTGTTTGACCCGGACGAGCTCGCATATTATGTGCTGCCGGAGGATACGCAGGACGGCAATGTAATTGAGCCTATCGACATGTCGCTGCGAACCAGTGAGCATAACCGGGGCATTCAAGATCAGCTGAACCTACTGTCAACCAAGACAGGTTTCGGCGAGAGCTATTATCACTTCGACGGCGCAAGCGTTGCAACCGCCACGCAGGTAATCAGCGAAAACAGCACCATGTTCCGCACGATCAAGAAGCATGAAATCATCCTTGAGCAGGCACTTGTGGAGCTGTGTCGCATTATTCTGCGGCTCGGAAATGACGCGATGAACGCCGGGCTGAACGAGGATGTGGAAATCAGCATTGACTTTGATGACAGCATCATCGAGGATAAGGGCACGGACTTCACGCGAGACATGCAACTGCTTAACGCAGGCATAATGAACGACTGGGAATTCCGCGCTAAGTGGCTCAATGAAGATGATGAGACGGCGAAGAAAATGCTGCCTAAAGCGCAGGATATGACAGACGAGGGGGAAGATGAGATTGAATGAAGTATCCAATCACACCGGAATACCTCGACGCAGCGCCCGAACCGATTGCGATTGCAATGCGAGAGCTCGAAAAGGACATCTTGCGCGAGATATGTTCACGCTTTAAGCTGACCGGCGAACTGAACGAGGTTGCCATGAACGATATCCGCGCGCTGCGTGCGCAAGGCCTCGACATGGAGACCATCGAGAAAATGATAGCGAAGCACAGCAAGGAAACACTGCCTCAGGTGCAGGAAGCACTTGACCGTGTTGTTGAATACAACCAGAAGTATTACAACGAGCTTGCAAGCAAGGCGAGCATTGCTGAACCGCTTTTCTGGGTGACGGCTGCGGATATTGCGCAGATACAGTCACAGACGCTTGACGGATACCGCAACATTACACGCTCTCTCGGTTTTGCACTGCAAACAAACGGAAAGGTTACATTTCAGCCGATTGCAAAGGCGTATCAAACCGCCCTTGACAAAGCAGAAGTGAAAATGCAGTCCGGCGCGTTTACGTTGCAGCAGTCACTTGAGGATGCAGTTAGAGAGCTTGCAGACAGCGGCATATACACGATTGACTATGCGACAGGGCATAGGGACCGTGCAGACGTTGCAGCGCGCAGAGCTATTTTCACGGGGCTAAATCAGCTCACCTCGAAATACACGGAAACAGCTACGGAAACACTGGAAACTGACCTGTACGAAATCACCGCCCATCGCGGCGCGCGTGATAAAGGCGCAGGATGGAAGAACCACAAGGCATGGCAAGGCAAGGTTTACAGCACGAAAGACGGCAGCAAATACCCGAATATTTACAAGGTTTGTGGATTGGGTGCTGTTGACGGTCTGGAGGGCGCTAACTGTAGGCATCATCGGCATGCGTTTTTAGAGGGCGTTTCTGAGCGCGTCTACACAGACGACGAGCTTGCGAACATCGACCCGCCGCCTGTGGAGTTCGAGGGGCGCACGTACAGCGCCTATGAAGCAACGCAAATGCAGCGCAAGATAGAACGCACAGTGCGCAAACTGGAGCGCCGCAGAGCCGCGTACAACGCCGCAGGAATGACGGGCAAGGAAGAGCAAACAGGCATCCGCATTCGCCGATTGAAGAAAGAATATCGCGAATTCAGCCGGGCGGCGAGCCTGCCGACGCAGACCAACCGCATGAAAGTAATTGAATAATTGGCATCGTGGAAACACGGTGCTTTTTTATTGCCAAATTGTCCGACAGGACGTTAAACAAGGAGACCACAATGGAAAACAACGCTACCAACACCAACGCGCCGGGCGCGGAAAACAACACTGCTGCACAGCAGGAAAAGACGTTTACGCAGGCAGATGTAGACAAGATGATCCAGTCTCGCCTTGACCGTGAACGGAAGAAGATGCCCAGCGAGGAAGAGCTGACCGCATTCCGCACGTGGAAAGACAGCCAGCAGACCGAGCAGGACAGAATGAACAACATCACCAAGGAGCGCGACGCCGCAGTAAGCAACCTTTCGACGGCGAACGCGAAGATCGAACAGCTTGAGCATGAAAAATACGTTTCGTCCAAGGGTTTTACCGGTGACGAAGCGGAGTTTATCGCGTTCAAGGCCGCGAAGATGGTAGATGACAAGACCACCTTTGAACAGGCTGTGGATGCAATCGCGCAGGAACGTCGGCCGCGAACCTCGTTTGATTGGACTGCGCCTGTTGGCGATGGCAACCAGAAAAACGCCCCCAATGCAGCGATGAACGCGCTTATTCGTGGGGCAATCAAGTAAGAAAAGGAGCTTTCAACAATGGCAAATAATGTAATTGACCGCAATTCCCTTTCCGGCCTCATCCCGGAGCCGGTAACTCGTGAAATCCTTCAGGGCGCTGTTGCAGAGTCGGCAGTGCTGCGTATGGCTCGCCGCCTGCCGAACATGACCAGCAAGACCCAGACCATGAACGTTCTGGATATGCTGCCGACCGCTTACTGGGTAAACGGCGAGGTTTCCGGCACTGGCGCGGCTGACTCCGCAGCGTACAAGCAGACCACCAAGATGGCATGGGACAAGAAGAAGATTTACGCCGAGGAAATCGCGGTAATCGTCCCCATCCCGGAGGCAGTTCTGGATGATGCGGATTACGACATCTGGGGTGAAGTTCGTCCGCGTCTGGTCGAGGCGTTCGGCAAGAAGATTGACGCCGCAATCCTGTTCGGCGCTGACAAGCCGACCACGTGGCGTGATGGCGTTGTCCCGTCTGCGATTGCAGCAGGCAACGGCGTTCCGACCTCTACCGACACTTTCGGCGACATCATGGGCGAGAACGGCCTGATTGCAAAGGTTGAACTGGACGGCTACAGCCCGAACGGCGTTGTATCCGCCGTACAGATGCGCGGCAAACTGCGCGGTCTGGTAGATACCACCGGTCAGCCGATCTTTAAGACTGACATGCAGGGCGCGTCTCGCTACGCTCTGGACGGCATGGATATGTATTTCCCGAACAACGGCGCGTTTGACCCGACGCTCGCAAAGATGATTGTCGGCGACTGGTCGCAGCTCGTTTACGCCATCCGTCAGGACATCACGTTCAAGATCTTCACCGAGGGCGTTATTCAGGATCCGTCTACCAAGGCAATCCAGTACAACCTCATGCAGAACGACATGGTTGCGCTGCGCGCGGTTATGCGCCTCGGCTGGGAGATCGCAAACCCGGTAACTGCATTTAATGCGGACATGGAAAACCCGTTCCCGTTCTCCGTTTACGGCAACGGCGGCACTGTTTCCACTGTAAAGGTAACTCCGGCGACTGCAAGCCTTGCAGCGGGCGGTTCCAAGCTGTTTACTGCGGCTGTAACCGGCAACGGCATTGTTTCCGACAGCGTATCGTGGAGTGTTTCCGGCGGCGCAAAGGCTAACACCAAGATCACCAAAGACGGCCTGCTGACCGTTGACAAGGCGGAGACTGCATCGAGCCTCACGGTAACTGCTGAGTCGAAGCAGGACGCAAGCAAGAGCGGCACCGCATCCGTAACCCTTTCGTAAGGAGCAAACGCAAATGGTAGATTATGCATATTACAAGGATACGTACCTCGGCAACCAGATTGCCGAGGATGAGTTTCCGCGCCTTGAAAGCCGCGCAGTAGCATATCTTACCTATCTTACGCGCGGAAGAATTGACGATAGCGAGCCTGCAAAGATGGCGTGCTGTGCGGTCGCGGAGCAGTATCAAGTGATTGATACGCTCCAAACTCGCGCGGCATCTGCCGAGCAGGAGAAACAGAGCGAGAGCGTTGGCTCTTGGTCTGTAAGCTATCGCAGCGGCACGGAGGCAATGCAGGAGGCAAAGGCACAGCTCAAAGCTACTGCGGAAATGTATCTTGCAAATACCGGAATGCTGTACCGAGGTGGGAGGTGCTGCGGATGCGACTGCCCCACACTGTAACGTTGTTTCAGCCGTCTGGCCGAACTGTTCTGACGGGCGTTTTGCTTGAAAGCACCAGAGGCACGAGCGTAACGAAAACCGCACAGAACAGCGCAGACAGTGTAACGCTGCATATCCCTTTACCGTTTACGCAGATCATCAGCCCTGAAAAGGACTATTTTGCGCGCGGCGATGTGCCGGATGCAGGCAGCTACCAGAAATGCCGTGAGAAGTACGAGACATACCGCGTTACAAGCGTCTCTCTGTATGATTACGGCGGATTGCAGCATTTGGAGGTGGGCGGCCGATGATACGCTACTCTATGAAGCTGCACCTGCCCAACAACGTGCTTGATAGGCGCGTGGAAAAGGCGAACACGTGGCTTGTTGAGGAGATCATCAAGGATACCGACCCGTTTGTTCCGGCGCGAACCAAAGTGCTGGCAATGAACGTGCAGCGGCACGGGCGTACCATCGTGTATGCCTCGCCGTATGCACGTTTTCAGTATTACAGAAAGGTTATGATCGACCCGGCAACAGGAAGCACATTTGCGCCTAAGGGCGTGCGCAAGGTGTTGACCGAGCGCGACCTTAAATACAGTAAGGCGGTGCACAGACACGCGCAATCGCACTGGTTTGAGGCAAGCCGCGCGGTGAACGAGGAACACTGGAGGGAAGGAGTGCGAAAGATACTGAGCGATGGCTGAAAAGGTAAATGTATTAACGGTGCGTGAGCAGGATACAGTCTCACGCGCCGTTCTTTTATGGCTGCGAGGGCATGTTCCTGACATCGAGTTTGAATATCTTCCCCCTGAACGCTCTGGAATGATGCTCACATCTGTTTCAGGCGCTTTCAAAACGGCTCAGTACGTGGATGGAAGTTATTCCGCGCAATACCAATTCGGCATTATGTACCGTGCTCTGCCGACAAGCAGCGGCGAACGTCTCGATGTGGAAACGCTGCTGAATGAAGTGGGCGCATGGGCAGAAGAACACCCCCCAAAACTGGGGGAGGGCATGACAGTAACGGATGTCGAGCGTATTACTCCGGCGGCTCTTGTAGCACGCTATGAAGATTTAACTGAGGATTATCAAATTCTCATGACCATGAAATATGAAGTAGAGGTGTAACAAATGGCAACTACTGAAAAGGTAAAACGTTCCCTTATCGCACACTTCCTGGATACTTCCGACAAGATGGGCGAGTATTCCGGCGCAAAGTGGGCGCGCGTAGGCAAGAACGTAACGAGTGCTGCTATTGATTTCGGCGCACAGACCGAGACTGAGCAGGATATTATTTCGTCCTCTGCGACTACGGAGCTGACCGGCTATCAGCCGAATATGTCCGTATCGCAGCAGTGCACAAAGGGCGACCCGGTATACACGTTCATCACCAAGAAGCGCCGCGCACGCGCAATTCTGGCCGATGCGCACGCATGGATGCTGAATGTCGACCTGTGGGACGTTACCGGAGATGGCGCTAGCGCAACTTACGTTGCAGAGGTGCAGGAGGTCGCTATTCAACTCGACAGCTACGGCGGCGATGGCGACGCAACCCCGACGCAGGAATTCACGATCAACTATGTCGGCGACCCCATCCCCGGTACCGTAAAGATCACCGATGGCGCGCCGGTATTCACTGCTGACGTAGCAGTTTAAGGAGGAAATAAGAAATGGAAAGTATCCGCGTAAACAGTGGCGTTAAGATCATCGAGGTAAACGATGCAGGGGAAACAATTTCGCTTCCCCTCTCGGACGACAGCTTTATTCAGGGCTTTTTCAAACTGCTGAACGAGCTCAAGGATAAGGCAGATGCCATTTCCGCAAAGGACGACGACGTTATGGGCGCGATTGACGCCGTTGTTGAATTTGACAAGGAAATTCGCGACAAAACGGACGCGCTCATCGGTGAGAATACCTGCAAGAAGGTTTTCGGCGCGGTGCTTCCGTCCTCTGACCAGTTCTTAGACTTTTTCTCTCAGCTCGTCCCGATCGTAGACGCGCACGCACAGAAGCGCGTAGCGAACATGAACAAGTACAGTTCGGAGCGTGTCGGCAGTGTTTAACATGCTGCTCGACCGCCTGCCGAGCGATTACAAGGGCTATCTCATCCGCACGGATTACCGCATCGGCATTCAGATTTCCCTTGCGCTCGATGACCCGGAGCTGAACGAGAATGACCGCGTAATGGTGGCACTGTCCCTGCTTTTCGGAGCAGGGATGCCGCCCCTTGACGTGGCTATAGAAGGCCTACAGTGGTTCATTCAATGCGGTGACGACAAAGAAATCGAACCAGGCGGCAAACGGCTGCTGTGGTTCGACTATGACGCCGCACGGCTGTATGCGTCGTTCCGGCAAACGTTCGGGATTGAACTGCACAAGATCAATTTGCACTGGTTTGAATTTATGGCGATGATGGAAAGCCTTGACGAGGACTCTGCTATCTCTCATGCAATCCAGATCAGAGGCACGGACACAAGCAAGATGAAGGGCAAGCAGCGGCAGGACTACGAACGACTCAAACGTAATCTTACGCCCACGCCTGCACTTTCTGAGGAAGAGAAGGAAGTAGTAGACGCATTCTGGGCGCAGATCAAATAGAAAGGCGGTGAATAAATGGCGGACGGCTCTATCCGAATTGAAGCAACAATCAGTGACGAGCAGGCAAAGAAACAGCTTGAACAGATGTCGAAAGACATTGAAAAGCAGTCAGCCGCCATCGACAAGCAGACCGCGAAGGTGAACAAGCTCGCCGCGCAGTGGGAAAAGGTCGCCGCTGGCGGTACGAAAGGCTTGAAGATGAAAGCCGACCTTGCCGCTACATCCAAAGAGGCAGAACGGTTATCCGGGCGACTTGAGGAAGTCAACGCGGAAATCGTCAAGGCACAGGCTGACTATAATACAAAACTCAAGCAGGCGGCAACGGGCGAAATTCCGCAGGAGGAATTCTCGGAGTCGGCGCAAAAACTGAACAACCTTGTAGCTGAGTCCGACAAGCTCGCCGAAGCGCTGCGAAACGCAGACGACAAGGCGGCAATGCTCAAGCAGCAACTTGCAGAGGCTTCCGAAGCGTCGCGTATGAGCCCCGAAGGGCAGAACATCGCATCCAGTCTCAGCAATGAGCAGGCGAAACTTGAGACCATGCAGGCAGGGTTTGCGCAGGCCAAAGCTGCAATGGGCGATTTCGCAAATCAGACAACCTCGAAATTTGCGAAGGTTAAGCGCGTGCTTTCTGAACTGGGGAGCGGCGTTAAAACAACGTTCGGCATGCTCAAAGACTCCATCGGAAACGCCCTCGGCAAGGCTGTAGACAAGCTCAAAGCAAAGTTTTCGAGTTTCGGCAAGTCCTCGGCGAATTCGATGAAAAAGGCAGGTAACGTCGTTCATTCTTTCGGTACTCGTCTGAAATCCATTGTTGCCGGTGCGCTCTTTTTCAATTTGATTTCCAAAGCACTGACGGCATTGACAAACCGTCTGGGGAGCGCACTTCTTGCCAACAAGACGTTTGCAAAGTCTTTCGGTCAAGTAAAAAGCAATCTGTTAACGGCTTTTCAGCCGATCTACGAGGCGATTTTGCCATGGCTGAACAAACTGATGCAGGCGCTTGCACAGGTAACGGCGCAGATGGCACAGTTTACCGCCTCGGTGTTCGGAACGACGGCGCAGAAAGCGCAGGACAACGCTAAAGCGCTTGAGGAACAGGTAGACGCAACAAACGACACCACAAAGGCGACAAAGAAAGCTGAAAAGGCTCTTGCGTCGTTTGATACAGTGCAGAAGCTCACGAACAAGACCGAGGACTCGAACAAGACCGATGACCCGAGCAAGCCGAAGTTTGATACTGACTTTTCTGCGGCGGAAAACCAGATGCCGCAGTGGCTCACGGATTTCTGGAAAACGTTTCAGGAGTCGTGGGCGCAGTACGGACAGCAGACCATTGACAGCGCAAAGAAAGCTCTTTCTGTGCTGAAAGACATGGTTTCCGCTATCGGTCAGTCGTTTATGAACGTCTGGAACAACGGGACGGGCGTTGAAACACTGAACAATCTGCAATTCCTGCTGCAAATGATACTCGAGCTGATTGCCTCGATTGCAACCGCGTTTACGAACGCATGGAATACCGGCAACGTAGGAGAGCAAATGCTGCAAAGCATTATGAACCTCATCAACACCGTTGTTCAAGCTGTTACGGCAATCGGACAGGCTTTTATCGCTGCGTGGAACGACGGCAATGCAGGCGAGCGACTGTTAAGCGCGCTGATGCAGATGATTACGGCGGTCGTAAACCTTGTTAACTCCATCGGACAAGCGTTTATCACGGCGTGGACGCAGGGTGGACTGGGACAAAGTATCTTTGCGCACATCCTCTCGATCATCACGAACATTATCACCGCGATTAAGTCCATTGCCGAAAACCTGCAATCCGCATGGGAGTACAACGGTAACGGCGTCGCGATTTGGACAAGCATCCTTAAAATCATTGACGATGTGCTTGCAGGCATTGACAGAATGTCGCAGGCCACGGCGAACTGGGCAAGCGGACTCAACTTTGAACCGCTAATGACGGCGTTCCGCAACCTGTGGGCGGCAATTGAACCGCTTGTAGATATTATCATGAACGGCCTGTCGTGGGCGTATGAGAACGTCCTCCTGCCGCTCGGCAAGTGGACTATCGAAAAGGCTGCCCCGGCGGTGCTCGACCTGCTCACGGCGGCATTGCAGGCCATTGCAAAGGTATGCGAAGCGCTCGCCCCCGTATTACAGCAGATTTGGGCGGTTGTAAAGCCGATCATCAGCTTTATCGGCTCTGCGGTAATCGGTGCAATCGAGCTCGCAACGCAGGCGATTACCGCGCTTGGCGACGCGCTCGCATATGTTATTGGCCTCATTGGAAAGGTCGGCAACGGTATCGGCAGCGGCATTTCCTCGCTTATCGGCGCGTTCTCTGGAACAAGCACCTTTGCGCTTAACGCCTCTATGCCGACGCTGAACGTTCCGGCACTGGCAAACGGCGCGGTAATCTCGCCGAACAATCAGTTTCTTGCGCTGCTGGGCGACCAGAAGAGCGGCGTGAACGTCGAAACTCCGTTGTCTACCATGATCGACGCTTTCAATAAAGCTCTGGACGCGCGCGGCGGTACGGGCAATAACAACGCGCCGATCAATCTGTATATTGACGGTACGAAGTTCGCGCGCATTACCAATGCGTATAACAGCAGCGAAACACGCCGCCGCGGCGTAAACCTTGTGACAGGTGGTGCATAAATGTTACTTTCTGTAGACGGAAAAAACTATAACGTTTTTGTCACCGGCTTGAAGCGCAGCTTTCAAGTACTCGATGGCGAGAACGCGGAACGTGCTTTAAGTGGCCGCATGATACGCGATATTATCGGCACGTTTTATAACTATGAGATGACAATTCGGCCCGTAGTCGGTAAATATTCCGACTACGACGCGCTGTATGAAGTCCTGAGCGCACCGGAGGACAGCCACAAGGTAGTTTTACCTTACGGGCAGAAAACGCTCACGTTTAACGCCTACGTAACCTCTGGACAGGACAATCTTATCGTAAAGACAGACAAAGAGTCGTACTGGAACGGTCTGACCTTCCAGTTTATCGCGATGGCACCGCAGAGGACGTGACACATGGGAACAAACAAAATCATTTACCTGGACAAAGAATTTTCGGCGACAGACGTTACATCGGGGAACTTGTATCAAGCGCGTTCCCCGATTGCTGCGTCGCAGGAAATTGATACTTTTAGTTTCGATGTAGACAGTGAAGACACCACATTAACCGAATTTATCCGCAACACACCATTGACGTATTTCCATAATGATGAACAAATGGGAATCTACTATGTGCAGAAGGTCAGTCGAACGGCTATCAACACCTATCATTTCGCCTGCACTTCGACCGTCGGTCTGCTTGACGAGACCTACCATGACGGCGGCATTTACACAGGTGAAACCGTAAAAGAGGTTTGCGAGGACATTTGCAGTCCGCTGACGGTTTACGTCAAAACGAACTTGCAGAACATCAAGCTCTACGGTTGGCTTCCTATCGCAACACGGCGCGAAAACCTCACGCAGGTGCTTTTTGCGATTGGTGCAACGTTCAAGGTTGACTTTGACGGTGCAATTCGCATTGAAGGTCTGTGGAGCGGCGAGGCAAGCGCAATCGACGCAGGCGAAATCTACGCAAGCGGTACGGTTGATTACGCAACTCCTGTTACCGAGGTAATCGTAACCGAACACGCCTATTCGCAGAGCGCAACGGAAACGACAGAGCTTTTCAAGGGAACAACGTCGGCAGGCGACAAAATCACCTTCGACGAACCGTGCTATGACCTCGCGGCATCTGGCTTTTCCATTCTTGCAAGCGGCGCAAACTGGGCAACGGTTTCGGCAGGTTCGGGCGTGCTGACGGGCAAGAAGTATACGCACGTCACCCGACAGGTAATGCAGCAGATTAAACCGAAAACACGCGAACTCGTTACGCAGTCCGACAATACGGTTAAGGTAGAGAACGCAACGCTCGTATCTCTCGTAAATGCAACGGCAGTCGCAGAACGCCTTGCCGAGTATTACAGCCACAACGAACGTATCAATTACAAAATCGCAACCAAACGCGAAATTCCCGGCGATGTAGTGAAAATTGCGCATCCTTACGGCGGTACAGTCTCCGGCTGCATTGAAAGCGCGGATATTACGGTATCCGGCAAACTTGCGGCAGAGGAAAGCGTACTGATTGATTATTTCCCGCCGGACATTGGCGAGCAGGAATATTACGATACGGTCGAAGTTCTGACCAAAGACGGAACATGGACTGTGCCGGAGAATGTGACCTCGGTGCGAATTGTGCTGATTGGGGGAGGGTCTGGCGGTTCAAGTGGATGCGAGGGCGAAGATGGCAAGAGCGTGTACAGCGGCGGCGCAGGCGGCAAAGGCGGCATAGCGGGCGTAGGTGGCGCGGGCGGAAAGGTTTACAGCGTTGAAATGGATGTTACGCCCGGAACGAATTACGCAGTGCAAATTGGTGCAGGCGGCAAAGGTGGCGTATATTCCGCAGACGGCAGCGTAGCCGGTACGTCTGGCGTGCAAACAAAGTTCGGCTCGCTATCCTCTGAAAACGGCTCATCTTCCGATATTGGTTTTGCAGACCCAGTCAATAACCAGTTTTACGCCCAAGCCGGAGACGATGGCATTAAGGGCGGAGATGGAGGCAACGGCGGCGAAGCAAACTATACAAGCGATGATAGCAAGGTTCGCGCAGGCAAAGACGGAGGAAACGCCCTCGGCTACGCAGGCGGCAAGGGTGCAAGCGGTAGCGCGGCTAAATACGACGGTCAGATTGGCGTTTCTGGCGGTGGCGGTGGCGGCGGCGCCGCTATGGGCAATGCGGGAGGAGATGGCAATACCGGACGCTTGGAATGGACGAATTTCTCCCTTCCCGAGCATACCGGTCAAGGATGGCTCGCAAAAGGCGGCGCAGGCGGCTCTGGCGGTAACGCAACTATCATTCCGAACACGCCTACCATGCTCGGCAGTGGCGGCGGTGGCGGTCACGGAGGCGGCGGCGGTGGAGGCGGCGGATTGACGCAAGCTGTGTCCACGTGGAGCCATTCCGGCGGCAGCGGTGGTTCCGGCTCTTCCGGCGGCGACGGTGCACCCGGCTGCGTGCTCATCTATTACCGTGTATACCGTGCAAGCTCTTCCGGACGGTTTGTCACTCGTGACGGCAAAGGCTTTAATGAGAAATTCACAAGAAAGGTTGTGGTTTAATGCCTGATACTTATATATCACAGTTTAGCGGCGAAGAAATTGACTCTGCGCTGAGAGCTGCACAGATTATCTCCGGTGCAGATACGCCTGCTGAACTGCGAGAAAAGCTCGAAATTCGAGGCGATACCATTCCGGTTAGCGCGACAGACCCCACACCTGTTTCCGAAGCACTGACAGCATCCGGTGGCGGCGTCAACCCCAATTTGTTGGATAACTGGTACTTCGGTAACCCGGTGAACCAGAGGGGGAAGACGGAGTATTCGGTTAACGGATATACGATTGATAGGTGGAAATTTAATAATAACAGCGGCGATATAGTTATAGATGATACCGGAATTATGTTTATCGGAAAACAAAACTATGCCGAGTTTGAACAACGATATGAATTTCCTAAAGATATCAGTGGAAAGCAAATTACGATAAGTATCCTTGCCGACAGTTTTAGTGGCGAAGGAGATTTTTCTCTTGTTATTCAAAATCAAACAAATTATCGAACTTTTCTTCTTTCTGCTGGCTTAAATTCATTCACATTAAATTTTTTTGATGAGTCGTCTGTGTTTCGTTATTTTATCCAAAGTCAAAACGTCAACGAAACAAATCCCCCAAAAATGCACCTCCTCGCCGCCAAGCTCGAACTCGGCTCCACCCAGACCCTTGCACACAAAGAGGGTGACAAGTGGGTGCTGAATGAAATCCCTGATTTCGGGGAGCAGCTGAGGAGATGTCAAATGTATTATCTCGGCGATACTCAGAGGGACGGATATGGAAAATCTACAAGTAACAACGAAATATACGTTGTTGTTCCGTTGCCTGCAACGATGCGTGCTAAACCTGTAATCGCATCATCTTCAAAATGGGGAAACCTTATTTCTGGCGATGGAGAAATAACTGGCATTTCTTCGATTGAGGTTGCTGCGTTAATGGACAATTTAGTGATTCTGAGGGTTGTAACCAACTCAACTATTAGCACAAACAAGGCGTTTATAATGACTGATACCCGATTCGCCCTTTCCGCCGACCTATAAGGAGGTGACACACCATGCAAACCCCAAAATCCCGTGTATACGTCCAGACAGACAGTGAAAGCCGTGTTTTGCGGCTCGAAGGAGAGTATTCCCTCCCGGCTGATCTTACCGGATGGACGAAAATTGATGAAGGCAGCGGCGATAGATTTTCGCTCGCGCAGAGTCATTATCTCGATAAGCCGCTCTACGACGGCGCGGTTCTGCGCTACAAACTCGTAGACGGCAAGGTGGTAGAGCGCACTGCCGAGGAAATCGAGGCGGACAAGGCGGCGTTACCTAAACCTGAGCCAACCGCAGAGGACGACACAAACGCTATGATGGTAGACCATGAATACAGACTGACCCTGCTTGAACTGGGTCTCAACGAATGAAAGGAGCAAACACAATGTTATTTCGTACTTTGAAGCGCATGATCGAGAAGAACCATACCGACGGCCTTGCAGACAAGATCGACATCTTTTTTGCAGCAGGCAAGCTCACCGAAAGCGAGTACAACACGCTGACCGAAATGCTCAAGCAGGAGGCGTAACATGAAGGGCGCAGAAAACACCGCTGCACCGAACATGATCGTCGATGAGTTTTTTCCGAAGCATATCAGACAGCGTGAAGACTTTGCAGAAATCCGCGAGGCGGTGCGCAAATACAGGATTACGGAGCTGTATCTCACGCAGAAGTACAACAGAAAGAGAGAAAAGCATGGATAATGTAAACAATTTTAAGGCGGCTGTTACCGCTTGCGTTGCCGTCCTTACCGCCCTGTGGGGGTGGTTCGGCTGGCTGGTGGTACTGTTTGTTGTCGCGATGGCGGCGGACTACCTGACGGGCACGGCGGCGGCAATGCAGGCGGGTGCATGGAACAAAAAGATTGCATGGAAGGGCATTACGCGCAAGGTTGCACAGATTGCTATTGTAGCGGTTGCAGGCGGTGCAGATTTGCTTGTCGGAATGATTATGGGGCATCTGCCCATGGTCACACTGCCGTTTGAATACACTGTGCTGTTCTGCCCCCTCGTTGTAGTCTGGTACACGCTGACGGAACTCGGCAGCATCGTTGAAAACGCGGTTTCCCTCGGTGCACCCGTCCCGGCGTGGCTGCAAAAGGCACTTTCCGCCGCAAAGGACGCAGTGGACAAAATCGGAGATGAGGAAAAATGAAAATCACTTTTAAGGGCTGTAACCCGAGTAACTATCGCAAGGGCAGAGAGTTCCCGATCAACTGGATTTGCCTGCACTTTACCGCGAACAACGGCGATACCGCACAGAATAACGCGGATTATTTCGCACGCGAAGTAGTGAAAGCGTCGGCTCACTACTTTGTAGACCCGAACGAGATTTACCAGAGCGTAAAGGACAGCGACACGGCATGGCATTGCGGCAGGGAACGCGGCGGCAGTTACTACAACGACTGCCGCAACGCGAATTCCATCGGCATTGAAATGTGCAGCGTTATCCGAAACGGCGTGTACGTTATCCCGGAGGAAACCATGAAGCGTGCCGCAAAGCTGACCCGTGAGCTGATGGCAAAGTACCATGTGCCGGTATCGCGTGTGTGCCGTCACTACGATGTGACGCACAAGAAATGCCCCGAACCGTGGGTGCGCAATCCGCAGTTGTGGCAGAAATTCAAAACCATGCTGACAGGGAAAGAGGTTGAAGATATGACAGAAGCACAGACGCGCAAAATCGCGCAGGAAGAAATTAAGAAGGCAAACGCAAAGGTTTATGACCGCGTGCAGGACTGCCCGGCGTGGGCGCAGAACACGGTGCAGCGGCTTGTGAACAAGGGCTTTTTGCAGGGTGACGAAAACGGCAAGCTGGGTCTTACTGAAGATCTGATGCGCGTGCTCGTTATCAATGACAGAGCGCACCTGTACGGTTAAAAACAAGACGGTATAACATACCCAAGAGGGAGGATACCATGAACGAGAAAAACGAAATTCTGGCAAGTGATGTACTGTCGCTGCTGAAAAGTCAGCTGAAATTTATGAAAGCGCTTGTACTGGTGCTTATTCTGCTGCTTGCTGCGACGAACATTTATCACGTATGGCAGTGGAGCCAGTTTGACACGGTAGTCGTGGAGAACGGGGATAACGGTGGTTATGCAAATTATGTCGCCGGAGATAACACGGGAGGTGTGTATAATGGCGAGCGTAGCGGTACGGAAGAAGAAAAACGGTAAGACCAAGGGAGTTAAGATCAAGCGGAAGGGGTAAACCGCATGAACCTCAAAAAAGAGTTCACCAAGCCGGAATGCGACTATTTCCGGCGCGAGTGCAATTTTACAGACGAGGAACGCGCTGTTTTTGACCTGCGGGTCGCGGCGCGTTCTGTCGTTGAAATCTCAATGAGCCTGCACCTGAGTGAAGCAACGGTTTACAGGCGACTCAAGAACATCAAGCGCAAAATCGTGAAAGTTTTATGACAGGTTTATACCCTCTCTGCGACGTATAATATATGTACAGGGAGGGATAGACTATGGCATATCAGCAGTTTTATCCACAGTATCAACAGCAATATCCACAACAAGTAGCGCAGCGGCCACAGTACCCACAACATATAGTGCGTCCCGTGGCGAGTATCGAGGAGGCGCGGGCGGTGCAGACGGATTTTTCCGGTGCGCTGACCATCATGCCGGACTTATCGCACGGCTACATTTATACCAAGCAGCTTAATCTGCAAACCGGATGTGCGGATTTCTCGGCGTACAGCCGCGTACAGGACGCGCCGAAGGTGCAGACGGATTATGTAGCACGGGGCGAATTTGACGAGCTTGCGCGGCGATTTAACGCGCTTTGTGACCAGTTGGGAGGCGGCAAGAATGAATAATCAGATGATGCAGATAATGAATCTGATGCGGAACGGCGGCAACCCGATGACGCTGCTGAACCAGATGACCGGCAACAATCCGATGGTTTCGAGCCTCATGCAGAGTATGCAGGGCAAGAGCCCGGAGGCGCTCAGACAGATGGCAATGAACATTGCGAAAGAGCGCGGCGTGGATTTGAACCAGTTTGCGCAGCAGTTCGGTATGAAGCTGTAACAAGCGAATTTTTTTCAGTTGTTACCCTCAAACTACTCTCAACTGTAAAAAACACGCGATTTTTTATAGTTACCTTTTCAGTTACGGAGTCTTGATGCAAAATCCGGCGTAATTTTGTTGCGTCCGGAATGCGTACGGTTCCGACGAATATAAACTGAAAAGGAGACTAACAATATGAGTGACGATTCGATGGCTCTGGGTTATGCACTGGGGCAGGACAACAACAACTCCGGCAACGGTATGTGGGGCGGCGATGGCTCCTGGATTTTCGCTTTTCTGATTATCGCGCTGATTTTCGGCGGCGGCAACGGCTGGGGCTTCGGCGGTAACAACGGCGCGGGCTATCAGGGCGCGGTAACGCGCAGTGACCTGTGCAGCGAGTTCAACTTCAACGACCTGTCGCGCTCGGTTCTCGGCATTCAGAGCGGCCTGTGCGACGGCTTTTACGCCATGAACAACGGTATGCTTACCGGCTTCAACACGCTTGGCAGCGCGGTTTCTAACGGCTTCCACGGCGTAGACAACGCGATTTGCCAGCTCGGCTACCAGAACGCACAGCTCATCAACGGCGTAAACCAGAACATGAACACCGGCTTTAATGGCGTGACCGCCGGTCTGACGGCACTCGGCACGCAGATGTCCGGCTGCTGCTGCGACACCCAGAGACAGATGGAACGCGGTTTCTGCGACATCAACTACAATGCCGCTACCAACGCACGCGACATTATCCAGACGGCGCACAACGACACCGACCGCATTATTGCGCGCCTTGACCAGATGGAGAACACCCGTCAGCAGGAGAAGATCGCGGCGCTTCAGGCCGAAAACCAGGGCCTGAAATTTGCCGCATCCCAGGCCGCACAGAACACTTACCTGGTGGCGTCCCAGGCGGACCAGACGGCGAAAATCATCAACGCTATCAACCCGCCCCCTATCCCGGCCTACCAGGTGCCTAACCCCTATACCGGGAACGCCGCCTGCGGCTGCAATAGCGGCTGCGGTCTGTGAGATACGATATTCAGGCAATGAGCCTTTGAGGAGGGCAATAAACAATGTGCAATACAGTACAGAAGCTGTGCCCCAATCTGCGTATCTCTCAGGCGGTGACTTACGCGAGCGGCGTACTGACAGTAAACATTCCGGCGGGCGACTACCGGAACGGCTGCGTGTACGGAATCGTCATCGCGCAGAACATTCCGAGTGATACGATTATCGGCGCGCCGGTGGTCATCACCATCGGCAACGGCACGGTAAACTATCCGCTGCTGAAATGCAACGGCGCTCAGGCGACAGTGTTTAATCTGGATACCCGTCACAAGTACCTTTGCCGGGTGGTCACTTCGGCAACCGGCGGCAGCTTCCGAATGCTCGGAAATTCCTGCTGCTCGCACTCGGACGCGCTGCGCTCGATTAACGGAACGGCGGTGACAGTATGAGAAGGGGAACAATGATGCTGCTGATGCAGCGAGGCCGCAAAGAGAACGCATCCCCGGAAGAGTGGAGAATTCGCAAGATGTATCCCGAAGATCGTCACCATTACGGCGTGCGGTATCATTACGGCAACATGGAGCCGTATGATTACTATGACGAGCGCATTCACGGCGGCGAACCGGAAATGCGTAGTTACCGCCGCTATTCTGACGGACGCTTTGCGCCCAAGAACAGTGTCGCATGGCCGAGGTATGACGAGTACCCCGATTACGAGGATGAGATGCGCCCTATTGGCTTTCGCGATGATGACGCTTATATGGGTGATACCTCGTTCGTAGGGGACAAGACGCGCGGCTCTGAGCGCTCTATGGGGTATGCAGCAAGCGCCAACGCAGGCCGCATGACTAAGAGCATGGCAGAAGAGTGGCTGCACAGCATGCAGAACGCTGATGGCACGACCGGTCCGCATTGGACTTTCGAACAGTGCAAGCAGGTAATGCAGCAGCGCGGCCTTGACTGTGACCCAGTTGAATTCTGGGTTGCAATGAATGCCGAATACTCTGATCGTTGCGCCGTAAACGAAAAGCACGGTATGCGCAGCATTGATTTTTATGCAGACTCAGCCTGCGCTTTTTGGCTGAACGATAAGGACGCAGTAAAGGATAAGGAAGCGGCATATTACAAATATGTCGTGAAGCATTGACGAAAAGAGGGGGCTTCTGCCCTCTCTTTTTTGCTTGTGTTGGGTGTGGGAGTGTGTTACAATAAACAAAGCAGCGTGGGAGTGGATGTGGGAGTCTCTAAAACACGATAGCGAAATCGTCAGATATAGCGTTATATTTTACGCTTAGTCCTCTGCCTTACAAGCAGAGGGTCAGCGGTTCGAGCCCGTTAACTTCCACCAAACGAAAAAGTTCCTAACAGTTGTGGTTTAGGAGCTTTTTCTCTGTTTATTTGAACTTTTTACAGCGTCGCAAGGGAAGCGGCGCTTTTTTTGTTTTTGTGTGAATGCGGTTTTTTGGGGGTTTTTACGGGTGCAGGATGTGGGACTAAGTGTGGGAGTGAAAATCAACGAATAGAGACGACTTTTTTCTGCGCTTTCTTCCTGCTCTCGCTCGCAAAACTGAGCACCTTTAACGAGGCGTTCGTGAACGCTTCATCGGAGAGGTGCGTATAAATATGCGACGTCATGGTAATTGACTTGTGTCCCAGAAAATCCTTTGCAACGTTGATCGGCACGTCGGCGGACTGCAAATCAGTCGCGTATGTATGCCGCAGGCAGTACGGCGTGAGATCGTCAGCCACGACGGATGTCGCCGGGTCGATCGCGCCGCGTACCATCTGCGCGCCCATGTCGAGGTCAAGCGCCTGTTTAAACGAGCGCCACATCTGTTTCATGGACGTTTCGGTGTGCGGCAGGCCGGTGGTCGGCTGCGTGAAGAGATAGCCGCTGTCCTGCTTCGCCCATTTCAGACGCTTGTACAGCGGATACGGGCAAGGAACGCGACGATCACCATAGTCTGTCTTGGCGCTGTGCAGCACGATAACGTGCCCCTTGAAGTCGATATCCTCCCATCGCGCTTTCCTGGTTTCCTCTGGACGCGCTCCTGTATAGAGCATGAACACAACCCAGAGACCGGCGCGGTGCGTGCGCGCTACGTTGAAAATATGCTTGCGTTCATCCTCTGTAATCGCGCGATGTGTGCCGTTTGTGGTCTTTGGCATAACAATACCCTCTGCCGGGTCGAAAGCCACTACGCGCGAGATACGCGCCTGCTTGAAGCCCTGCCGGATAAGGTCGCGCAGCTTGCGAGCCTGTGACTGCGATTTCCCGGCGCACTCGTTCATTATCATCTGCAAGTGGATTGTCTGCACGTCCTTTAAGCGACGATTTCCGATTGCAGGAGAGATATAGTTCTTGACGTAGGCCTCGAGCTGATGGTAGGTCTTGTCGGAGACGTTGCCTTTTTTGTACGCTTCAAGGTATTTGAAAAACCACTTATCAACGCTCGTGTTCTCGTTCACCGCGTCTACACCTTCTTCAAGGCGGCGCTTTTTCTCGTCGACTTTCCGCCAGAGTTCGCGCTCTGTCTTTGCGGTTACGTCGTACCGTTTGCCCTTGAACGTGAAGGTCTCACGGTAATAACCGTCGGCATTCTTTTTCATTGTTGAATTTCCTCCTATTTTGTCGTATAATAAGAGGGTAGTAACGTTCCTCAAATGTACTACCCTCGAACCGCCTGCCGGATTGCCCTCCGGTGGGCGGTTTTTGCTTATTGCGCGCACTTTGCGCAAGGGGTATAACCCTTGTTGGAAGCGTCTGCTATTGTGGTCTGGATCGCGTTTTCGCCTGCACAGGACTGCGACAGGTGGTAACGCTTGCCGGATGGTGTGATGTAGGCGGTAGGACTTTCAGGGTCCTCTCCATCGTCCAGATGGGCGGTATAGTCATATCCGCCGATGTCGTCCTCATCGGGTTCGAGGCCATACTCCCAACAAGCGTCTTTCCAGCCTTCTTCGTATGCTTGCTGCGTCAGATCCTCAACGGAACTTTTCTCGTTCGACAGCTCGTTATATGCGGCTTTTTCGGCGTCAAGCTGTGACTGCAAGTCTGAAATCTGCGTTTTTAGATCGCCTATCTGCGACTGCTGCTCACTTATGGTCTCAGTTGCTTCTGCGTATTTCTGCTTTGCAGGTGCGTTTTCGTCGTTCGCGATATACAACAGTATCGCAAGCACAATTACCAACATTACCAGAAATAATATGCTGAATGATATAGCGTATTCTTTACGGTAATACTTCGCTCGCTCTTTGTCGAGCAGATCGGTTGCTTTCACCTTGCACCCTTCCTTTACTTATGGTAAAATGTGTGTGCAAGGTCTCGCCTTGTAAAAATGCCTGTTTGGTGGTAGCGCACCGGCAGGCATTTTTTAAATTTTTTTGTGCACTTTTTGAGATTGTATACTTACTTTGTCAATTATGGTTTTTTGCGGGTTTTTGCTGTTTTTTACCGGTGCAGGCTTCAACAAAACATCAACAATTCTCTAAAACGTTCCGAAATCCTGCTTTTCCTGTTTCGTCCCCGTCGTTCTGTCAATTTACATTTTGCACAGTGTCAATTAGACTATACTCGTAGCTACAGCAGAGCATGCTCACCCCGAAACGGGGCAGGCATTGGAGTTATGCATGGCGGGGTATGCTCCCGCCGCTCCTTTCCACCTAACGGAAAGCGAGGTTATCATGAACGAACTCATTACTGTAAATTACGACAACGAACAGCCGACTTTATCGGCACGTGAACTGCACGACTTTCTGGAAGTCGGCGCGAATTTCCGCCACTGGTTCCCGCGCATGTGCGAATACGGCTTTGAAGAAGGAAAAGACTTTCGGACATTTTTGACCGAAAGTTCCGGTGGCCGTCCGGCGCAGGATGCCGAAATCACCATCGACATGGCGAAGGAGCTTTGTATGCTTCAGCGCAACGACAAGGGCAAGCAGGCGCGTCAGTATTTCTTGCAGCTGGAACGCGACTGGAACAGCCCGGAAAAAGTCATGGCTCGCGCCTTGCAGATCGCACACAAGCGCATTCACACACTCTCGGAGAAGATCGAGCAGGACGCTCCCAAGGTGCTTTTCGCGGACAGCGTCGCGGCGTCGCACACGTCCATTCTGATTTTCGACCTCGCGAAGATCGTCAAGCAGAACGGCGTTGACATGGGCGGCAAGCGGCTGTTTGCATGGATGCGCGATAACGGCTATCTGGTGCGCAGACAGGGCACGGATTACAACATGCCCACACAGCGCAGCATGGAGCTCGGTTTGTTCGAGGTCAAGGAAACCAGCGTCACGCACTCCGACGGCCATATCAGCGTAAACAAAACGCCGAAAGTGACCGGCAAGGGTCAACAGTATTTCATTTCAAAACTGCTGGGCGAAAGGAGCTAATCACCGATGGAATACGGAAACGGACTTTACGTCAAACGCGATAAAACGACGATCAAGAGCGTTGAAGCCCTATATCACTATATCAACACGTTGCCGCTTACCAAGCACCAGCGAGGCAAGGCTATCCGCCTTGCTGAAACAGCTTTGACCAATGCCGAAAACAACGGATATCTTGTCGGCTTTGATGTAGCCGGTATGAGTGATCTTGTGTCAGCCACCGCATATTTTCTGCAAGGAGAACTGAAAGAATCCGGTATCAACACTCAACAGTAAGTCCTGTTTATTGGACTTTTCAGCAAGGCTGTTTGCGTCCTCTTGAAAATCGAACAAACGTTATTTAGTACCACTTTAAGGCCGTAACAAAACGTTACACCCTTTTTATTTCGCGTATCACTTCCACGGCAGAATAAACGGTTTTATAATCCGTCCTCCGTGGTAGTTTGGTTCCGGGTCTATTGGTTCTTCAATCGCTATTGTAGTATCTGGAATCGTAAAACCGAGACCGCTTAGTTCCTCTACCAGCTTTTGATATTTGGCGGAGTTCTGATTTTTTATACGAGTGAATCCGCTGAGAGATTTAGGACATAGGTCAGGAAGAAGATACCTTACACGGTAATATATACTGTGGTTTAACCTACGCTCTTTGTCGTGACGAATCCTGCGCTGCAATTCGTTGTATACTTCGATCTCGTCTTCGTCTCGATCATCAACAAACGGCCTCCAGCTTGTGTGAAGCATAGGCTGTTCTTCGCCTTTATAATAAATCCTATCTTGGTTTCTGTCGTCGAAAAAGACTATAGGGAATCGAACGAACGCGCCGTCTGGCTCTACATATCCGGTCTTTAGAATGAATTTCGGGAGTTTAGGAAAACGCCTATCATTTCCGTGCATGGTATACACACGCCCTTGATATTTGGCAGACACTGCACTTCTTCCGTTTTCCCATGGAATCAAAACAAGATCTGTGCCCATGGCCAGACAGTTGATTTTTACCTCATTGTAGATGCGGGTTCTGAGTGCAGCGCCAACCGAGATTTTATTTGAGTTTTCCTCGATTTTATGCTGCCACTCTAAGGCTTTGGAAAATCTTCCGATTTCCTCGTACCATTGCACGACGCGGTAGAAATCGTTTTCACTCCAACCGATGGGCGATTCAAACATGATTTCGGTTGCTTTCTCTATACATGCAAGTGCTAAGTCATACTTTTCAATTTTCCACAGTCTGCTTGCATGCATCCTTAGAACATATTCCAACGAACCGGTGACACCTAAACCATCGTGCACCGATATTGAATTGTCAAAAGCAGGAACCGGAATAGATTCAATGGACGAAACAGATGTTAAATCATGCGCTTCACCATCTACGGATATTCTTTCTGCATCGTAGATAATATCTCGATTGTCATAAAGAGCACCAGCAGGTTTTGGAAAGATGGATGATATACGTCCATTGTAAAAGTAAACCTCGTAACTCATTTTGACACTCTCCCGTGTTGCATAAGTCCTGTTTATTGGACTTTACTTGTGATTAGAAAACTCGCACTTGTATCGAACAATTGTTCGATATATAATATTGTCATAACTTGACGGACGGTTTTGCTTGATATTGCCTTATATTGGTAATACCATAGTATCAAGAAAGGCAGGGAACAAAACATGGAAAATAATAAATATCCAAACTATGAGGCATTCGCCGCCTATCTCAATACATTTGAAGAACCGGAAAAGATTTTATCCGGTCTGGTGGCGCTCTTGAAACCAAGTGGAAACTGCGTTGGCGATCGATCGGAGAAAGATTAAGTCCTCGTTAGACAAATCTTCGCCAGCAGGCATAATTCCTGCTGACACAAACACATCCATAATATGTTTTGCATTTATCTCTCTCGCTTTGGCTTCGGCCGGAGCGGGAGATTTTTTTATTTCTGGATTTTCGAACTTCTCCAGATCGTCAACAGTGAATCCGAGTGCATGAACAATGGTTTTCAAAGTCCCGTATTGTGGGTCTTTGGTTTGTCCAGCGAAGATTTTATTGAGCGTTCCTTTAGGTATTCCGCACTCATCGCTGATCTGTTGCAGTGTTTTACCACTTTTTTGCTTCATTATATCCAGTGCGTCTACCAGCATTTTCATTCCTCCTTTCTATGACTTCATTATATAACTATACGCATGCAGTGTCAATAAAGAAATTACCGAATTAGGTAAAAATATTTCCGATGCACCATTGACAATTACCGTATTCGGTGATATTATAATAACATAGATTACCGAATATGGTAACAGGAGGTGATTGTATGAGATTCATTGAAAAAGAAATGCCGCGATTCAACGTGACCTACTATGATATTCAGCAGGTTATGAATTGCAGCGAAAAGACGGTACGAAACAAGATGCAAGGCATCACGGATTTTACTTACAGCGAAGCCCGTGTTATCCGAGACAAACTGTTCCCCGGTATGAATATCGAGTATCTGTTTGACCGCCATGACAACGAAAGCGCATAAGCGGAGGTGAGAGCAATGGATCCGGTACTGATGACGCTTAACATCGCAACAATGGTTATTCTGGCTGTGCTGGTTGTGCTGATGCGCAAGTGGTACAAGCGGAGGTGAACGGCAATGAAGAAAGTCAAAGAGATTTTCATGTCAGGCAGCTTTGGTATAGCGCTGTCCGGCTTCTCACTGGGGTTCTCTACTTGCGTATTGATTTGCAAGGTTTTCGATTTACTTAAATAAGGCGATAACCGAGACAATCAGCGAAGCAATAGCAAGTGCACGAGCAATCATAGCTTCACGCGAAGCCGCTTTGGCTTCTGTACGAGCATCGTCGATTTGAGTTTGCGGTTTTCGGTTGGTTTCCTCCAACTGGTTCTGCATAGAATCACGGAATTCTAATTCGGCTTCCTGATTGACACGGCGAAGTTCTGAACCTAAGTGCATCATATCAACACCTCCTTTCTCAGCCATTATAACACGCTGAGAGAGGACACACAACGGAGGTGAACACCGATGTATATTAACCCGTTTGTGGCGGGCGTGCTTGCCACACTGGGCGCAGAAATCGTGCTCCTTGTGCTCTACGCCGTTACGCATATGGAGCAGCACTAGCAAAGCAAGGCGAGGCGTGGCAAAGGCAACGCGAAGCAGGACACTGCAAGGGCATAGCTGGGCAGGGCATCGCAATGGCAAAGCACAGCGTAGATACGCAACGGAATTGCAAAGCGTAGACAGGCGTTGAAATGCCGCGCAAGGGCAAACAAATGGCAAACAAATGGCAGTCCAAGGGCAAACCAAGAGGAGGGAAGAACATGGAGGAACGGAGCTACAAGGAACTGCGGCAGGAAGTGAAAAACGACCTGATACGGATGTACGGCGGCGCGGTGCTTTTAACGCTCGAACAGTGCATGAAAGTGTACGGTTTGACGGACAGAGACGCTGCAAAGAAGGTTATTCGTGCACCGAGGGTTCTCGGTGAAAGACGGGTGGTTTACTACATCGGCGACGTTGCAAGCGACATCGCAAAGCGGCGCGTCGGGAACGTCTGAGGGCAAACCGAGGGCAGTCCAAGGGCAAACAAAGGGCAGACCGAGGGCAGTCCGAGGGCAGACAAAGGGCAACAGAAGAAGAAGGCAATAAAGCAATACAGCAATAACTACTCTCTCTCACTAACGTTCGAGAGAGTAGGACGCACACACGACAGGAGGAAAAATCATGGTTATCAACCCCGTTTTATTCGGCGTACTCGCCTGCATCTTCGCGCAGCTCGTGCTGCTGTTCGGGTGGGGCTTTTACCACCGCGTTCTCAAGGACGAGCTGCACAAGCGCATTCAGCGCATGGCTCGACTGCCGATGAACACGCGCCGATGACCGACGGCATCAGGCGGCGGAACGTAATCCGCGAGATGCAGAAACGCACGATCGGCGAGGCGCTTTACTCGAAGAAGATCGGCAGGAAGCCGAACGCAAGCGCTAAGAAAATCGGCGTACTGCCTGCACGGCAAGGGCAAAGCAGGGCATAGCTTGGATGTGCAGAGGCAAAGCGCTGCAAGGCGAGGGCGTAGCGTTGCAAGGCAATGCAGGGCATAGACACGCAACGGCAGAGCAAGACAGTGAACAGCCGAGCGATGGCAAGGCATAGCATTACACAGCTCAGCGAGGGCATAGCATTGCAAAGCTCAGCGCCGCGACGGCAAGGCATGGCGATGACGAGCAACGGCAAAGTTTGAGGAACGAAACAACAGGAGGACAAAAAATCATGAAAAAGCTGAAAATTCACGTGACATTCACCGAGGGCATTCTCGGCACGGCAACCGCAGATCCGGAAATCTACAGCCGGTTCATCGGCTCGAAGAGCCCGGACGCGGCAACACTGCCGGAGGAAGTCGCGGCACTCGGTGAGGACGCAATCATCGAGCGCGGCACGACCGTGTTCCCCAAGGACGAGGACGGCACGCCTTTTCTCTGGGATTACCAGATCAAGGGGTTTTTCAAGGACGCCTGCGGTATGCTGGCACGTCTCAGCGGCAAAGACCCGGCTACCGGCAAGAAGCGCAAGGCGGTAAACGAGTCCGGAAAGCTGACGGCGTACAAGAAGGTCATCGACGGCCTGATCTTCGTCGAGCCGCGCCGCATTCGCCTCGATACCCCGGGCGCAATCACGATCTGCCAGCGTTCGCTGAGAGCGCAGACCGCGCAGGGCGAACGGACGGCACTCAGCAGCAGCGAGGAATGCCCGGCGGGCACGACGTGCGAAATGACGATCCTCTGCTTGGATGACGCGCACGAAAAAGCGGTGCGCGAGTGGCTGGACTACGGCGCGCTGCGCGGTATCGGACAGTGGAGGAACAGCTCGAAGGGGCGGTTCAAGTGGGAGGAAGTCAAGTGATGAAATGCTTCAAGGGATTCGACAAGGACTTGCGCTGCAAGGGCTTTCAGTACGAAGTCGGCAAGGAGTACGAAACCGAGCGAGCGGAAATTTGCGATGAGGGGTTTCACGCCTGTGAGTTTCCGCTCGATGTGCTGGGATATTACAATCCAGCGGATAGCCGGTTCTGCGAGGTCGAGCTTGACGCAAACGAGCAGACGCACAACGACAGCATGCGCGTCGGAAAGAAAATCAAAATCGGCGCGGAGATCGGGCTTTCCGGACTGGTTAAGGCTGGCGTGAAGTTTATCCTCGAAAAAGCTGATTTCGAGCATGCGAAAGCGACAAACACCGGCAACTATAGCGCAGCGACAAACACCGGCAACTATAGCGCAGCGACAAACACCGGCAACTGTAGCGCAGCGACAAACACCGGCGACCGTAGCGCAGCGACAAACACCGGCGACTGTAGCGCAGCGACAAACACCGGCGACTG